GAAGAGGAGAGGGGGAGGGGGGAGGAAGGTCACGCGATGTCACGCGTGACACGGCGTGACAGGAAGTCCCACTGACTTCCCTGACTTCCGACGAACGCTTCCTGGCTTGCCTCTTCTTCGCCCCCTCCCTGTCCGATTGCTCGACCGCCATCGCCTGCGCCACGAACGGCGATACGAAGCCCTTGTCGGTCTTGGCGAGCACCGCCGTCACCGCCGACCACGCGCCATGAAAGTCCTTGCACAGTCGACCGTACAGCCGCTCGAAGTACAACTCGTCGTCGGGGATGTGGCCGTGCTCGAGCTGCCACACCACCAGCTCCATGAACAGCCCTCGGGCTTCTAGGTTCAGGGACGCAACCTCTGGATTGCGCCATAGTTGCGTTGTCATGTTACTCCACTTCTTCGATGCCATGAAATAAGTCCTTGCTTGGAGGCCGCGCGTAATGTACAAAGTCCCGTACGCAAGTCAAGCAGGCACCGCAAAGCCTGGAGATGCGCAGTAGGCGTCGCCGCCCCATCCCCCAACCATGAAGAAGCGATTCGTCAAGAAGGTCAGGTCCACCTCCACTGGCCGTACGCGGACGGTTCGCTATGGGCAGGCCGGCTCGGACATCCGCCCTGGCACGCCCAAAGGCGACGCCTACTGCGCTCGCTCCTTGAAGATCAAGGGCGACTGGAAGAACGACCCCAACTCGCCGAACAGCCTCAGCCGCAAGAAGTGGCGCTGCAAGGGCGCCAAGTCCATGCGCTAGAACGACAACACCTCGTCGGTCGAGAGCCAGCGAGGTGGGCTTGGAGAAGCCGAGGCCGGCGGCGATGAGTCGTCGGCCTCACTTGACCCGACACCGCACATGACCGAGATGACCCAAGAACTGGCCGCGCGCGAGCGGCTGCGCATCTACATGCGCGAATACCGCGCCAAAAAGGCCGCCGCCAACATCTGCCTGTCCTGCACCGAGCCAGCGCTCGAAGGCCGGAAGATGTGCAAGGTCCACATGGAACGGGCGCGCGTCCGCAACCGGCGGTCGAGCCGACTGCGCAACCTCAAGGACAGCCAGTACGTGTCCACGCTCGCCAAGCTCCTGGAGGAGCGCCGCCAGGCGACCGCTCAGTTCAACGACGCCGTCTCCATCCTCGTCGAGCAGATCGCGGAGATGGACGCCAAGATCGCGTCCGTCATCCAGCGGCAGCACCAGCTCGTGCAGGAACGCGAGCGCGAAGTCGGCGGAGTCTGATGCCGTTCAAGGCGCCCAACCCCGCCGAGCTGGCCGCCCTCCAGAAGAGAGTCGAGGAGTCGAGCGAGGACCAGCAGGTTCGCGACAACCACCTGTACGCGGGCCTGTTCGACCGGACGCACGGCGTGTACGGAGACTGCGCGCCGGCGCCCGAGTTCGAGCGCGGACCAGATGGAGTGCGGCTGATTCGCACCCGCCTGTCCCGCCGCGAATGGATCGAGCGCTACTTCCCGATCCGCGACAAGGCCGGCAAGATCCACCCGCTCAAGCTCAACCGCGCGCAGCGACGCCTGGAGTCGTGGATCATGCAGATGGAGATGGCGCGCGTGCCCGTGCGCATCATCATCCTCAAGGCGCGCCAGATGGGATTCTCCACCTACGTGCAGGCGTGCATGTTCGAGAAGCTCCTGCGCGAGAAGAACTTTCGCGGCCTGATCATCGCCGACAACAAGGACCGCTCCAAGCTCCTGCTGCAGATCGCCGACACCGCGCGCACGTCCATGACCAAGACGCGCAACCCGCAGACGAACGAGCCCGTCTCGTGGGACTTCAAGATGAAGTCCAAGGCCACCAGCTCGCTGGTCTGGACCGAACCCATTCGCGGCGAGATCCACGTCACCTCCGCCGAGACGCCCGAGCCTGGTCGCGGCGGCACGCGCACCATGGTCCACCTGTCCGAGACCGCGCACTGGCCCGACGCGGAACGCAAGCAGGCCGGCGTCATGGCGTCGCTGCCCACGCTGCCAGGCACGTACGGATTCGACGAGTCCACCGCCAACGGCGACCAAGGCAAGTTCCGCGACGACTTCTGGCGCGCGTGGAAGCAGCGCGACGTGCCGCTGTTCGAGCGCAACGATCCTTGGCACGCCGTGTTCTTCGCTTGGTGGGAGCACGACGAGTACCGCTGGACGCGCACGTACGGATCCGGTCGGCAGATCCCCGACAAGATGCGCGAGACCGTCGAGAACTCGCTCGACGAAGAGGAACGCTGGCTCATGAAGCAGACCACCATCCAGCGGTTCTCGCCCACCGATCGCTGGGAGGAAGTGCCCGCACGCAGCGGTCGACGCCTGGCGTTCAAGGACGACGGCACGTTCACGGTGAAGACCGCGCCCGTCGAGAAGAAGACCAAGCGCCGCCGCGTCGGCGTCGGACTCGTGGCGGTCGGCATCGACCAGCTCCTGTGGCGCAGGCAGAAGCTGCAGGACAAGGAGATCGCCGGCGACCTCACGCTGTTCAACCAGGAGTACCCGTCGCGCCCGCAGGTCGCGTTCATGTCCACGGGCCGACCCGTGTTCGACGTCGAGAAGATCGACTACCTGCTGTCGAAGGCGCGCGAGACGCCGCCCCGCTTCACGGGCAGCATGCGAGTGGAGGTGTCGTGAACTACTTGTCCGTCTGCTCTGGAATCGAGGCCGCCACGGTCGCCTGGCACCACATGGGCTGGCAACCCGCTGGCTTTGCCGAAATCGAGAAGTTCCCAGCGCAAGTGCTTGCACACCATTATCCAAACGTCCGCAACTATGGAGACTTGACGAAGCATGACACCTGGGGTATCGAAGCTGGATCAGTTGACCTTCTGGTCGGAGGAACTCCCTGCCAAGCCTTCAGCGTTGCAGGACTCCGTCGAGGAATGGAAGACGAGCGTGGTCAACTCACCCTTGAGTTTGCCCGACTGGCTCAACGGCTACGCCCGCGCTGGATCGTCTGGGAAAACGTGCCTGGAGTCCTGTCGAGTGGAGGAGGACGGGACTTTGGTTCCTTCCTCGGGGCGTTGGCGCAGCTCGGGTATGGGTTCGCCTACCGAGTGCTGGACGCTCAATACTTCGGAGTGGCCCAACGCCGCCGTCGTGTGTTCGTTGTCGGATACCTTGGAGACTGGCGTCGTGCCGCAGCGGTTCTTTTTGAGCGCGAAAGCATGCGCGGGAATCCTCCGCCGAGCAGAGAAGCGCGGAAAGATGCTGCCGGTTGCCTTGGAAGCCGCGCTAGCAGCGGTGGTGGCTTCAGCACGGACTTCGAGTGCGCAGGAGGGCTGCAAGTAGTCGGTGCCCTTGACTGCCGCATCGGTGCGCAGCGAGCGCAGAACGCGCACCTGTTGCCTGCTGTGGCAACGACGCTAAGTTCGCGTGACTATAAAGGGCCGTCTTGTGGGCGCGATGGCGTAGTCGGCAATCCAATTCCTGTGATTGGACAGAACTCACCCATCGCCTTTCACAATCGCCAAGACCCTGATGTGTCTGGCGACATGACGCATCCGCTTGGCGCAAAGGACAACGGTTTGGGAGTTGCGATGGCCGTACCTATGGCTATGCGTGAGTCTGGGCAAGGTTTCTGGATGCAGGATGAGATTGCCGGAACGCTACGAGCGGAGGGAGAAAACCGCCCAAGCAGACCAAGCAATGTCATCGCCCAGCCAATAGAGTGTGCGTCCGGCGACATCACGCATCCGCTTGGCGCGAAGGACAACGGGCTGGGCTATCCTGCGGTGCTAGCCCCGACGCTCACCGCTACCAATGACCCAAGCCGCAGCCCGCAGAGCAGCGAGATCACGGCGCAGGTGGCCGCAGTCACAGCAACCACCCTGCAAGTCCGTCGCCTCACTCCAATCGAGTGCGAGCGACTGCAAGGTTTCCCGGACGGCTACACCGACATCCGATCTCGAGGGAAGGACACGCCCGACGGCCCTAGGTACAAGGCTCTCGGCAACAGCATGGCCGTGCCGGTGATGCGGTGGATCGGCGAGCGCATCGCTGCGGTAGACAAGTTATGAACTTCAAATTCGAGCCCTATCAGCGCGGTGGCCTTCAGATCTGGAAGGATCCCGAGGAAGGCCGAAAGTACGTCTGCGCGTCCGACACCGCAGGCGGTCTCGCGCGCGGGGACTTCGCTGTCGCGATCGTCATCGAGGGCGAGACCTGCGAAGTCGTCGCCCGCTGGAAGGAACGCGACGATCCCCACGTCTGGGGGCCGAAGTGCGCCTGGCTGTCGTGGTACTTCAACGAAGCCCTGCTCGCGTTCGAGACCTACCCCTCAGCCCACGGCTACACCGCCTGCATGGAAGCCATCAGCAAGGGCTACAAGAAGGTGTACAAGCGGCAGCGCCAGGACACGATTTCCAAGCAGGTCTCCGAAGTCCTCGGCTGGCACACCAACTCCACGACCAAGCCGCTGCTGATCGACCGGATCAAGCGCGCCCTCGACGACAACTGCCACATTCCAGACGAGGAATTGCTGTACGAACTGCGAGACCAGCGGTGGAACGGCAAGGGTGAGATGGAGTCCCGTGGGCACGATGACATGGTCATTGCATATGGCATTGCGCTCGCTGTTCGCGATCAGTCATGGACACGTGGCCTATTGCGTCCGGAGCCGTCGGTGCCTAAGACGGAGTCGGAACGCTACTGGGCTGCGTACGAGAAACGTCTGACGCAACCCAAGCCCAAGAGGAAGTTGTTCCGTGGCTACTGAGATGCTGAACGGCTGGGAATTCGGAGTGCTGGTGGTGGTGTCGCTCGTGTGCGCGCTGCCCGTCGCGATCGTGTGCTGGTCGTTGGTGCGAGTCAACTTGCGCCTGGCCGAGCAGAACCGCGACCTCCTCAAGGCCGTGCTCGCGCTTTCGGAGAAGCCCCAGGCCGTCGCCATCGCCGGAGCGATGGAGAACACCGATCGGGAGAAGGTGAATCCCGAGCCCTTGATGCGCGCCTACTCCACGCCGCGCAGACCTGCAGGAGCGGGATGAAGCTCGACGAAGGCAATCTCATCGAGATGATCGACAAGCGGGTCGGGCTCCACGAGTCCCGACTCGAACGGTTGGCGCTCGAGGAGTCGTGGATCACGAACGTCGCCTTCTGGTCCGGTAAGCAACGCTTCTACTTCGAGCAGGGGCGCCTGTTCGACGCCGGCATCGACGATCCCGACGAAGCCACGCACTACAAGGTCAACCTCATCCGCTCGCGCGTGCTTGCCGCCTGCGCGAAGGTGCTGGCCGTCAACGCGCAGTTCCGCTGCCGTCCGCCCACCGGCACCGCGCGCGACCGCGAACTGTCGCAGCTTGCCGAGCGCGTGTTCGCCCACATCCGCGAGGTGTCCGACTTCGATTGGCACCTGATGATGTCCACCGTGTGGAAGGCGGTGTGCGGAAGCTCCTTCCTCAAGATCCAGTGGGATCCCTACAAGGGCGAGCCAGACCGGTTCTACCTCTCCGACAACCAAGCCCGCCGCGTCATCCCCGAGCAGATGCTCACTCCCGCCATCCGGCAGGAGAAGGAGTTGATGGGCCTGTTCGAGGACTATCCCCCTGGCGATATCTCAGTTAGCGTCCTGTCGCCGTTTGCCGCGTTCCAGGATACGAGCAGCCGCGACGCGCAGATGGCCGGCTGCCAGTGGTTCGCGGAGAAGCACTACGTCGACATCGACCGCATCGCCGAACGCTTCGGCATGGACCCCAAGGACATCCAGCCCATGGAGGCGGATGCCGGCCTGCGCAACTACGAGGAGGCGATCGCGTTCATGTCGAACGGGTCCGGCCTGTCGCTCGTGGATTGGGCGCAGCCCGAGGACAAGCGCGGCAAGCGCACGCAGTACGTCGAGCTCTGGCAGCGACCGAGCAAGCAATACCCCAAGGGCATGCGCGTCGTGTACGCGGGCGGCAGGATCCTGAACCTGAACCGCGCCGGCGGACTCGACAACCCCTACGCCGCCGACCGCACCGGCTGGGCGCACATCCCCTACGTCAAGGACGACTGGTGCCCGCACCCCGGCAGGTTCTGGGGCGCGTCGCTCGTCGAGGATCTCATCGGGCCGCAGTTCTACTAGAACGAAGCGCGCACCACGATGATGAAGTTCATGGAGACGTTCGGTCTCCCCAACACCTACGTCGGCGACCAAGCCGGCATCGACACCGACAACATGCCGGTGGGCGGTGGCCGCATCTACCAAGTCAACGAGGTGTCGTCGTTCAAGGTGCAGCACGGCCCGCCGCCGCAGATCCCGCCCGACGTGGCGCGGTTCATGGACGTGTGCGAAGCCGACCTCAACAAGGCCGCAGCGCAATCCGAGATCAACGCCGAAGGACTGCCTGGTCAGCTCCGCTCCGGCAGCGCCGTGCGCGCCATCAACGAGGAGCGGTTCATCACGCTGACCGTCCCGTCCAAGTCCACGCTGCGCACCGTGCGCGACGCCGGCAAGCTCGCGCTCGCGCTCGGCAAGATGTACTACGGCGACAAGCGCACCATGCGCTACCTCGGCGAGGACAACGAGTGGGTCGTCGAGGAGTTCAACGGGTCCGACTTGCTCAACGACTTCGTCATCGTGGGCAACCCGTCCGTCGCGGATACGCTCGGCTCCGCGCGCGAGGAGATGCTCGACGCGCTGCAGGCCGGCGCGTTCAACCCGCAGTTCGACGAGCAAACCCGCGCGCTCATCCTCAAGGGCTTGCACTACAACACCAGCGACGAGTTCATCAAGCGCACCCTGCAGGCGGAGCGCAACCAGGAGCGCGAGATCCAGGAGATGATCAAGGATCCGCTGAAGTACGGGGACGAGGGCTATCCCGTCATGGAGTGGGAGGACCACGCCAAGGAGTCCACCGTGCTCATCGCGTACATGTACACGCCCGAGTTCAAGCGACTGCCGATCCAGACGCAGGCGCTGATCACCGACCACTGGAAGAAGCACCAGATGTTCATCCAGCAGGCCCAGATGGAAGCCATGCAGATGGCCGAGGCCATCAAGGGAACCCCTGGCGAAAAGGGCCAGGCATCACAACCGACATTCTGACATGACCGACAACAACATCATCAAGCCCAAGGTCGCTCGGCGTGAAGAGCATGCCGACGCCGCCAGCATCGGAGCGCAGCTCAAGGAGCTCTCGTCGTCCCGCGCGGCGGTCGAGAAGGCGACCAACCTGCTGACGCCCATGTTCCCCATCGACGGGGACAACGAGAAGGAAGTCGAAGCCGCCGACGTGCTGCTGGAGGAAGTCTACAAGCAGCAGCGCCGCCGCACCGACGAGGAGAAGGACAAGGAGAACTCGATCTACCACTTCTTCGTGAAGTGCCGGAACACGCATCCTGAAGGCCAGCCGAGCCACGGGATCTACCTGACCCGCAATCCCGAGGACGGCAACATCCAGCCCGACGAATGGAAGAGCGCGTACAAGCCGAACGCCAAGTCGGCCTGGTACGAAGACATCCTCTGCCAAGTGTGCCTGCGCTACTACGGGCAGAAGGTCCAACTGCCGGTCACCGCCGGCAAGGGC